TCAAACAAAAAATGCGAACTATTTTGCGGAGGCTGGACAGGCGCTCTGGCATAGGATTGAAAAGCGGAAAGGAATGTTCAAGATGAAGTTTAAGACGATTAAAACGAAAGGCAAAGAAAAACGCCCGCTGAGCGAGGGAACCAAGCAGGAACTGCTGAAGCTGAAGGAAACTGTTTGGGCGTATCTAAAAGAAGCCGGAGCGAGTGAGAAACAATGCAAAATTGTCTGCCTGTACACAGCGTTTGGCAGCGGCATGGCGTTTGACGATGAAATGAAGGATAACGCCGAGAAGTTTGCCGATGAATCAATAAAGATTGAACTGAAAATATTTTGCGACATGTTCGGGGTAAATGAAGAAGAACATGAAGTAACGGAGTTCTTTTTCAGCGACGGATGGGAAGAAGTTGAACGGCTCATGTACAACGAACTGATGAACGTATAATGCCCCGCCCAGCAAGGGCGGCTCTAATGCAGCCGAGGACGGTCACAAGCCCGTGAAATGCAGAGTGGAGCGAAGACAGGAGGCGGCAATTATGGCAGTAGTCAGAGAGTTCACCTGCCCGAATGGGGTAAAGGTACGCATTCACGACGATTACCTGCCCGACACACCCGAGGAAAATGCACGCCGGATTCGCAGGCTGTGGGATATTGCCTATCAGATCCTCGCGAGACACGAGCGCGAAAAGGAAGAAAAGCATGAATCTGACGTTTGATGAGAAATGGCTCGCGGAATATTGCGCGCGCACCGGTCAGCCGGTGCCCGACGCGCAGCCCGCACCGAAGCGGATGAAATACGGGAACCGCAGGACACAGCTGGACGGCATGACGTTCGATTCGAAGCACGAATCGGAGATCTACGCGCAGCTGAAACTGGAGACACAGGCGGGCGAGCACGCGGCGCTGATGCGTCAGGTGGCGTTTCTGCTTCCGGGCGGCGTGAAATATATCGCTGATTTCGTCACGCTGGAAAAGGACGGTAGCTTCCGCGTGTGGGATGCAAAGAGCAGCGCCACTGCGCGGGACAAGACATACCGCATAAAGAAACGTCTGATGCGCGAATGCATGGGAATCCGGATCATTGAGATCTGAGAAATAAAGGAGGCTGTTACCATGGTACGCATTGCATACACGGGACAAGAGCCCGTCGCGGGCGAGATCATCCGAGCGGCGGAAACAGCGATGCTCAAGCATGAGGGCGGCGCGGGCATCCGGAAGCGCGTGGATACACTGGTGAAGCGCTACCGCAAGCAGAGCGGCGACAGGATTGCGTTCATCGCATCCAGCGCGGAACTGGAACGCGCGCGATTGACTCGGCGGATGGACGTGCTGATTCAGCGCAGCGCGCCGGACGAATGGATTACGCGGATTTGGATGGAGATTCACGCGCTCGATCTCGCGGCGGAGCTGCTGCTGAAGCGCGCGCAGGAGACGGCGTAAAGGAGACAGGCGCATGGAAACGACGAAATCGCCGTCGACCGGTTACACGGTTACGGATTATGTGCAGAAGGTATTCGAGCATCTCCATATGAGCAACGCGGGGTTCGCAAGGCGTGTTGGCATCGAAGCTCCGCACACATTACAGTGGCGAAAAGGAAGCGCGGAGCCTACGATGAGATACCTGCGGCGACTGGAAGAGATCAGCGGCGTGATGATCAGAGATTACCTGCCCGAGGTTGAGCGCGGCTGGACGCTGCTGACCAATGCCCAGCAATGGCAAACTGGCTTTATCCATACGCGAATGCATACATGGGGGGTACAGATCTCAAACAAGCGATGCGCGGATGCACGAAACGGCATTATAAAGGACGGAAAACTGTTTGCGAAGCAGCTGATCCAGCTAAACGGCTACTATGAATGGTGGTGCGCCGAGGAAAAGCGGAAAAAAGCTGAGCGGGCGGAAAAGGAGAAACGGCGGCTCGAAAATCTGGCGCGAATGGTGCAGGCGCAGAAGCAGTACGAAGGCTATAACAAGAAGCTGCTGGCGCGCCGGGAGAGCATTGCAAATGCGTCGGAAGAAGAGGCGGGCGCTCTGAATCTCTACTATAAAGTGATGGGAACGAGCGGCGTGGGCGAATTCAACCTGTACCGCGTTGAGCCGGGACTCTGGGCGTGCGAAACCAGACATTATCGGGTGGAGTTCGACCTCGGCGCGGAAGAACTCCGCGTAATCTGGCGACAGTCAGGCGAACTGAGCTTCAGGAGGGATTTCCGTGCAATCGCGTGAAGCACCCTGCCCGTGCAGGGATTGTGCCGATCGGCGGCTTGGATGCCGCGAGAATTGCCCGCACGGATGGCAAGATTGGCAGCGTGAACACGAAATCCGAAGCGCGGGCGATGTACGCAAGCGCGAAGACAATCAAGAAGGAAGGCATCATGCGCACGCATGGAGGAAGAAGAAAATGAAGAATCCGTTAGAGAAGCTGTTCAAAACACCGTGTGTGAAGATAAAACCGCGCGGGGTCGTCGTTCGGGGCACAATCAAGGACGTTCTGCGCATGCTGATTGCCTGCGCCATGGTACTGGAACGCAGCGGCTATGACAGCAACATGTTAAAGGAAGCACTGAAAGAACTGAAGAGGAGGGAGAGCGATGGAGAGAAGCCTGATAATAGGAAGCAGTGATCTGATCAGCCGTTGCGAAGCAATATCCGCATTTAAGCAATTCTGCAAAGAGTGCGATGGCGGCGAAGCCTGCGGGGAATGTAAGATCGTCGACATGGTACAGGTGCTCAAGGAAGTACCTCCGGAGATGTTTTCACTCGATACCACGGTGCAACGTCCGGACAATCTTGGAAGGATCATACTCCCGAAGAAATTCCGAGCGGCGCTCAATCTCCGGCAGGGCGCTGCGCTGGAATTCATGCTGGACGAGCAGCACGGGATAATTATAATTCATGAGCACAAACTGGACGAAGGAAGGAACGCCAATGATTATCCGGTACAACACCCGCGACGGTAATGGCGCGGACATCGTAAAAGACGTTGAAATCAAGGAGTTTCCGCCCGAGACGGCAAGCTTCGTCTGCCCGGTATGCGGAAAGGTGTGTTCGTCCGGCATCCGCGTGAAAAAGATCGTAAGCGCGAATTTCACGGACTGGAACTATCTGGGCGAGTATATCTGCGAGGACTGCGCGAAGCTGTTCAGCCTGTATTTCTACAGCTACGAAGTCAGCCCGAGGGGTATTGAGCTGTTCAACGCGCGAGAAGCGCCCGCAAAGATTCTGGGCGAGCACATACCGCCGTTTCGTCTGATCGTGACAAAAAGCCGCAAGAAGCATCTGTTTTACAAGAGCGCGCTGAATTATGATGCGGAGCACTTCGCAATCAATCTAGAGGAAGAGACGATTCTGACCAGCAGGGCGCGAATGCGCGAACTGTTTGATTTCGTGGAATGCATGATCACGCTCGGCGCGAGCAAAACGGCGATGGCGGACGGCGAAATCGCATTCCCGGTTATTCAGAAGGTTGGATTCGGCGCGCTGAAGAAGCTTCAGACGGAGCTTGAGACGAGCCGTGAGATACAGATCCCGCTGTTCTGCGGGCAGAAACGGGAGATTACGGATAAGGAGGCAATCGAATGTATTATCGATTTGACACGGACGACCTGAACCATGCACGGGCGGCGCTGCTGCTGTATGCGATGTACCGCAGCCGCGAGAAGAACAGCAGCCTGAACGGGCTGGACACGTGGACGCGCTTTACGTCCTACATTCGCGGCGCGTGCCTGAAAAGCTCCACGACGGCGGAATTCGTGCAGGAATTTTGCCGAAAGGCTGGCGTTGGCGCGATCAAGCCGCGCTATCTCGATACCGGCGATCCGGTGCAGCTGGCGACCGGCGAGATGGTATCCGCTTCCGGCGTTTACGATTACCATGCGCGCATCGTCGAGGACGATTCGCTCCTGCCGATCTACCGGCGCGAGGGAATGTATCTGACGCTGCTCGTTCGCGAGCGCATTCAGCGCGAGAAGATGGAGGGACAGGGCGATGAGGATTGATATTCACTACCGTATGACCGCGCCGGTATCGCATATCGGCGAGACGGCATCCACCGGCGCATACTTCAACATGATCCGATATGGCAGCGATCGTTTGCCGGTGATCACGGGCAATTCCATCCGCGGTCAGATTCGAGATGCGGGCGCGGCGGAGCTGCTGAACCGCATTGGATGCATGGTGGACAAGGAGACGTTTCACGTGCTGTTTTCCGGCGGCAACGTTTCCGGCGCGATGAAGGACGATGTAGGGCGCGCGAAGGCAGTACGCGAAGCGTTTCCGCTGATCTCCGTGCTCGGTGGCGCGCTGGGTACGATGATCATGGCGGGAAAGCTGATCTGCGGCTTTGCGTATCCGGTATGCAAGGAGACGCGGGATCTGATCGGGTGTGAATCGGATAGGAGCTGGCGAGAGCTGATCGACGAGATTGAGTTTACTCGCACGGATGACGCGAAGAACGATAAGCTCGCCGCGCGCATTACGGACGTGACGGCGGAAACAACCGGCACAGCGTCGCAGCAGATGCGGTACGCCGTCCAGTATATGGCGGCGGGAACGCAGTTTGTGCAGAAGATGCAACTGCTGCCCGGAACAACGGCTTTGGAAATCGGTGCGCTGCTGTGCGCGATCCGGAAATGGTGGGAGGACGCGCCGCGGCTGGGCGGAATGTCCGGCAAGGGCTTCGGGCTGTTCGACGCGGATCTGACGATGGACAGAAGGGAAATGATCGGCGTATATGATGGTAGCATTGAGATGACGGAGCTTGCGAAAAGGCTGATCGATGATTATATGTCGGCGACGAACGGATGCGCGGAGCTGCTTCCGCTGTTGACGGGAGGAAGCAAGAGTGGCAAAAAAACCAACTAGCCCGATCATGGTGACGGCGCATTTGCCGGATGGACGCATCAACAGCGCGGACGGCTTGATCATGCTGGACGCGATCCTGTACCACGCGTGGTTTTACGCGCATGCGCCGCACGTGCTCGAGGGGCTGGGCGGCGATCGAGTTCCGGGCGACGGCTATATCGGGCTTCCGCTTCGGCAGCTGCCCGGGAATCGGTGGGCAGCATCCCGAGGGGTGTATCGGCAGACCGCACAAGAAATAGAGCACTGGAACAAGCGCCCAAATTTCTTTTCGGCAGACAAGGCGGATTATCTCGCGAATCAGAGCGGTCAGATTTCATCCAGCGTCGGACAATACCGCGCGTATCGGATGCCGCAGGTGATCCGGCATATTGCCGGCGGCGTGATTACCTTCTACGCAGTCGGACACGCAGAGGAGGTCCAGACACTGCTTAATGCGATCCCAGGAATTGGCAAGAAGAACGCGATGGGCTGGGGCGTGGTCGATCGCTGGGAAGTGACGGAATGCGATGAGGATTATACCACATATCACCCGGAATATGGACTGATGCGCCCGATGCCGGTGGAGGAAATCGACATTGACGGCTATCCGATCATGGGATATGCGGTACGCCCGCCGTACTGGAAGCAATGCAACATGAAGCTGTGCTATGTGCCGCTGCAGGAGGCGAAAGGATGAACATCGACGATTTCATGCGGCAAGGCGCGATACGGATGAAAATGCGGGATTACGCACGGAAGCGGGATTACGCAATCAATGTGGCGGAGGACGCGCTGAGAGAAAGCGAACGCGCGTATGTGTCGGTGTCAGGCGGCAAGGACAGCGTCGTTTGCGCCTGTATCGTGGATGCGGCGGCAAGGCGGCTTGATGTGGATTTCGTGCTGTGGGCACATATCTCGGATGCATCATTCCCAGGCACACTAGGGACGTGTGAACTGCTGGCGAAAAGGCTGAATCGCAAACTGGTGATCGACCGATCGCCGATCAGCGCATACGATGCGCTGAAAAATCCACAGAAGCGCGCGTTCGGGAAATCCGGCTATTTCTTCAGCGCGATTCAACATTGGGTAAAAACGTCCGGATGCGATTTGTGCTTTACCGGCGTGCGCGCCTATGAGAGCCAGCGCCGCATGACCGCCGCGAAAATGCACGGCACGACCTTCCATTCGGATGTCGCCGGAGAGATCACCGTGTGCAATCCGATCACATGGTTCAGATTGGAGGACGTAGCAGCGGCAATCGTCGAATACGGCGCGCCGCTGCACCCGATCTATTCCAAATGGTCTAATAAGACCGAACGGAATAAGTTCGGCGAGGACGGGTTTATTCGCCTGGGCTACATCACAAGCCGCGATCTGCTGAACATGGGCACGGCGCAGTTCATCAGGGTCAATTATCCGGAGCAATGGCAAAAACTGTGCGAAGCCTATCCGGAAATCCGAAGCTACATATGAACAGGTGAGAATATGTCAGGAACGAGCGAAAAAGGCAGGGAATACAGGCGGGAAAGATACTATTTCCTGAAAGCGCATGGGATCTGTACTAAATGCGGGTGCACGGATGCCGTATCAAACCGTACACTTTGTGCGGATTGCCTGTATAAGCGTAATGAGCGGGCAGCCAAGCGCAGGAATGCTATGACCGCCGAAGAAAAAAAGCGGCAAATCGATTGGATTCGAGAATACCGCCGAAAGCTCGCGTCGCAAGGGCTGTGTGTAGAATGCGGTAAGCCGCAATGCAAATACAGCCGTTCACGATGCTATGAACACTGGCTTGCAAACAATCGCCGCAATCGTGAGAGCTATCAGCGCACAAAGCCAGAAAAACCGGTCGTAAAATATGCATGCAAAGACAAGCCGCCAAGAAAACCTGCCGCAAATCACCCGTGGATCTTGGATAACAGGATCATTTTTCGCAAAAAGGTATAATTACAGATATACATTGAAACGGAGTTGATCTGCAGAGAGCGGACAAGCAGTGGAGATGCACTGAATAGAAGAGTTGTCGGAAACCAGAACTGAAAAGAATGGAATGGATTGGCAGCGGAATAGAAACGCACCGAGTAGCTGTGAATCGGCAGAGAAGTGAAGGACCAGCTTTGATTTAACATGAGGTGGACTAGATTTTACATGAACCAAACTGAAGCAGAAACGTGCGGGAACGAGTGGCAAAGAATGGGATTAGACATGCATGGCGTGGAAATGAGCTGATTTCCGCAGCACTGAAATGGAGCAGATTGGCATTGACATGACAAGAAATGGAGTAGAACGGAACGGCGATGCCGTGCGATGGAGTTGAAGGGCAAGGCAACAAATCGAGATGGAATTGACGTGCACTGATTTGGAGAAGCAGGGCGCCGAAAAGCGTGGATACGGAGCTGATGAGAGGGGCATTGATATGGACTGGTTTAGGATTATATTGGCAACGCTTCTGGCGGGTTTGACGGGCTGTATTGCCTATTTGTCGGTACGGCTGGATAAAACCGCCGAGAAGCTCGGAAATCTTGAAGGCCTTGTAAAGTGCATGGAACGCCTGAATCGGCACGAATACCATTTCGCCGCGGATGAGCGACAGGCAATCTGGGAAAAGCTTGAAGATCGCGAAAAACAGCTCAGAAAGAACTGATGAAGATCAAAACAGGAGGGAAAAACCATGAAGGAAATGAAGGTAAAGCTGACCCTGACCAACGAAGCCCTTGGCATGATGCCGACCAGCGACAAAATCTATGAGGATTTTATCGCCGCCAACGCGCCGGACGCGCCGAGCCGCGAAGAAGAAATCGCGGAGAACGGCATCGACGCGGTCGCCGAGAAGGGCAAAACCGTGTTCCCCAAGCTGCCCGATGGTCGCCCGTTTTTCTGGGACTATCAGATTCGCGGAATGTTTAAGGATTCGATCGGGATGCTCCGACGCGTGACCGGCACGGCGGCGAGCAAGGAGAAAGCCTATAAAAAGGTGGTCGACGGGCTGCTGTTTGTCAAAGAGCGCCGCGTCCCGATCTGGGTATACGGCGAAACGGGCACATGCCAGCGCCCGCTCAGAACCGACGGACCGACCGGCAGCAGAACCGCGCTCGCGTCGAGCGAAACCGTGCCGGAGGGCAGCGTGATCGAATTTACGATTATCATCCTGGATGAGCGCATCGAGCCGCTCGTGCGCGAATGTCTGGATTATGGCGCGCTGCGCGGAATCGGGCAGTGGCGCAACGCCGGAAAAGGCACGTTTACGTGGGAGGAGGTAAGATAAGACCATGGCAATCAGCAAAAACAAGCGAGTATCGCTGGATTCTGAGCATTTTGAAATGATGCGATGGGAGTTGGACAATGCAATCCGAACGGCAGTCAACGCGATGGATACCAAAGAGATCGGCAGTGGTAAAATCAATTTGTCGATCAGCCTCAGTCATCTCCGTACCTACCGCGCGGATGCTCGGGAAGCGGATGGCGTGCGTTCGGCTTGCGTACCGGAAATCAAATATAAGCTGACCATGAACATCAGCAGCAAAGGCACAACGACGGGCGTTATTGCCGGAACGAACGATGAGCTGGTAAAGGACGGCAAAGGAAACTACTACATTATCAGCAAACAGGAAGCGGATGGACAGATCGGTATGTTTGAGGAAGCAGAAGAATGAATCACGTATTGTTGATTGGCAGGTTGGCAACGAAGCCGGAATCACGCACCACCCAGAGCGGAATCCTGCAGTGCTCGTTACGGCTGGCAGTACCGAGAGCGTATAAAAACGCTCAGGGCGAGCGCGAAGCGGATTTTATCAACATTTTCGCATGGCGCGGTGCTGCGGAGATCTGCAAAAAGTATATGCACAAGGGCATGAAGATCGCTGTTTCGGGCACGCTGCAGACGCGCTCGTATCAGGCGCAGGACGGATCGAAGCGGTATGTTACGGAAGTAATCGCGTCTGAATTCGAGTTTTGCGAAAACAAGCGTGAAGCCGAACCGGCAGAGGAACAGCCGCAGACAGATTTTAAAGAAGTGGACGATGACGAATTGCCGTTTTAACGTGTGAAAGGAGAACAGAAAAATGATCCTGGTATTGGTGGCGTCTTTGGTGGCTGGAATGATGATCGCGGAGTATTACAATCGGAGAATCCAGAAAATCATGCGTGAAAGCTGGCGGGAGGCGGAGAGCGCCCGCCGGCGGAACACGTGGGAGCCGGTTGTAACTCGAGAGGATTACGAACGGATGCAGAACGGGGAACGGATCATCAAGAAGCGCAATATCGCTTAATCATACTGCCGGCAATGCCCGAGGCGACCGAAAACAAGCCGCTTCGGGCATTGGCAGCGGGAAATGAGCGGGCACAAAGCCCGTTTATACGAGCTTGTATGGAGTGGTTATAATTCGAGCACACGGAGGGTACGGCAGATGCGGAAGGGGATCGACTCGGCGGCATACGAGGTGCTGGCTGCGACGTATGCGCGGGAAGGGACAGAAGTGGTCAACGACGAAGTCGGTGCGTACCGAACGAAGACCGTTCGAGCGGGCGAGTTCCTTTACGTATCCTGCTATCCGCTGATCTCAACCGGCGCTAACCAGCGGCAGAAGGAAAGCCTGAAAGAACTGAACCCGGAGAAGCTGAAGCGCGACCCGCGCATGAAATACGCCCGCTACAACAACAAACGCAGAATCCTTGCGTTTGAACAGCTGGTGCACGCGAACTTTGGCAAAGGCGATTTACACGTTACGCTGACATATGAGGTCGAGGACTGGTCTATCCATGGGACAGAGCGCAGCAGGGATGACGCAAAGCGGGAATTGACCAACTGGCTTGCGCGGGTGAAACGGCTGCTGAAGCGTCACGGCGTGGACATCCGGCAATTTCGCTGGCTGCGGACAACGGTCAGCAAAAAGGGCAATTACGACGGGCGATACGATCGCCACCATCACCATGTTCTGCTCGGCGGCGTGCCCGAGGAACTGCGCAGCGATATCGAGCGCCTTTGGTCATTTGGATACTGCAATGCCGATCGCCTTCAGCCGAACGGCAAGGGTATCACCGAAATCGCACAATACATCGCACGTCAGGAAGGCAGCGCGAACGGAACGCACGCGTCGTTTGAAAAGAGCTGGTCAGGCTCGCGCAATCTGAAAAAACCGAAAATCACGACCAGCGACAGCAGAATTTCGCGCCGCCGCGTCGGGAAGATCGCAGCGGACGTGCGCGTGGACGGCATATCGATATTCGAATCCATTTATCCGGGCTATCGCGCGGTTGAGCCGCCCGAGGTCGCAATCAGCGATTTTTGCGCAGGCGCATACATACGAGCGAAGCTCAGACGATTTGATTATACGGAGAGGGGCGGAGAAAAATGACGGCAAGGGAGTATTTGGGCAGCGTTCGGCAGCTACAGCACCAGATTGACGCGATTACCGAGCAGATTCAGCGTCTGCGATCGCTTGCGGAGCGGGCAACGGCGGCGTATGGCTTATCGTCCGGTGGTGGATCATCCGTGCCCGATCGTCGGGCGGAACTGGTCGCGCGAATCATCGACATGGAAAATAACCTAAGTAACCAGAACGAGCACCTGATCGAGGCGTGGAAGCAGGTGAGCGCCGAAATCGACCGACTGCCGAACGAAGCGCACCGAACCGTGCTGAAGATGCGCTATCTCGGGAATGCGTCCATCATTCGCATTGCGGACAAGATGGACTACAGCGAGCGGCAGGTTCGCCGGATTCATGCGCGTGCGCTGCGAGAATTTGAAAAACGTGTCCTTGAATGTCCGCATAAAGCTGTGGTTTAATTAAGCTGAGAATCAGCGCCGATGAACCGCGGCGCGGTTTGCGTGTGAAAAACTGTGATCTCGAAGCCGCACACAGGCGCGCCCGCGCGCGAAGAGGATAGAGATCGCGGAGAAAGGCGGCGGAAAAAGTGACCGGCAAAGAGCGAAAGTTTGTAGACGAATACCTGATCGACCTGAACGCCTGCGCGGCGGCGCTGCGGGCGGGCTATGCGCATTCGACGGCGCGGAACGCCGCCAGCTGGATCGACGCAAACCATCCGGAGAAACCCAAGGTGCGCGAAGCAGTGGAGAAGCGCATGGCGGAGCGATCGAAGCGCACCGGCATCAATGCCGATCGCGTGCTGGTGGAGCTTGCGCGCATCGGCTTTGCCAACGTGACCGACGTGGTCGACGCGCAGACCGGCGCGATCAAAACGGGCGCAAGCCGCGAGGACACCGCGGCGATTACATCCACCAAATGCCGGCGCGACGCAGAATCTGCGGAATGGGAGGTCAAGCTGACCGACAAGGTGCGCGCGCTCGAACTGATCGGCAAGCACCTTGGTATGTGGCAGGAGAACGTGAACATTGCGGGTTCTGTGCCCGTGATCGTGGACGATATGCCCGAGGAAGCGCAAAAGCCGCAAATCGGTTATGAGTGACGTTCGCCTGAGCGATATCATCGCGCCGACATATCAGCCGGTGCATAACGCAATCAAAAACCATGCCGTCGCCGAAGTCTGGCTGAAAGGCGGGCGCGGCTCGGCAAAATCAAGTTTTCTGGCAATCGAGTTGGTGCTGGAGCTGCTCCGGCACCCGGACGCGCACGCGATCGTATACCGGCGCGTCGCGAACACATTGCGCGAATCGGTTTATGAGCAGCTGATTCGCGCGGTCAGCTGGCTGAAGCTCGATGGATATTTCGAATATCGGCTATCGCCGCTTGAAATCCGCTACCGACCTACCGGGCAGCGGATTTTGTTTCGCGGTGCGGACGATCCGGCAAAATCAAAATCGATTGCGCTGAGAAGCGGCTATTTCGGTGTGATCTGGTTCGAAGAGCTTGCAGAATTCCGCGATATGGATGCGATACGCACTATCCGCGCATCCGTCATCCGCGGCGGGCACGAAACGCTGACGTTTTACAGCTACAACCCGCCGAAGAGTATGCAGAACTGGGTGAACCGCGAATCGATCGTGCCGGTCGAGAAGCGGCTGATCCATCATTCGAGCTATCTGGACATTCCGGCAAAATGGCTGGGCGAAGATTTCATCCGCGAAGCAAACGCGCTGAAGAAAAACAACGAGCGCGCCTATCGGCATATGTATCTCGGAGAAGCGACCGGCACGGGCGGCAACGTATTTGACAATCTCCGACTCCGCACGCTGACACCGCAGGAACAGGATTGCCCGACCACCTATTGCGGGCTGGACTTCGGATTCGCGGTCGATCCGGATGCGTTTGTCCGCTGGGCATATGAGCCGCGCACAAGAAAGCTGATCGCGCTCGAGGAATTTTACGGCGTAAAAAACTCCGTCGATCGGCTGAGTGCGGAAGTCAAAAAGCGCGCCGGCTGCGACGTTGTGCGATGCGATTCCGCAGATCCGCGCATGATCTCGGAGCTGAACGAGCGAAATGTGAACGCGCTCGGCGTGAAGAAGGGTCCGGGCAGCGTGGAACACGGAATGCGCTGGCTGACCGATCAGGGCACAATCATAATCGACCCGAAGCGCACGCCGAATATCGCGCGCGAATTCGCCGCCTACGAATACGAGATGGATAAAAACGGCGCGTTTGTCGCGGAATATCCGGATCGCGACAATCATGCGATCGACGCGACGCGATACGCGCTTGAGCCGATGATCGGCAAAAAGAAGCTGCAGACAATGAGCAAATCCCGCCTGGGATTGTAAGGAGAAGGACATGGACGAAGCAAGGCGCCTGACCGAAATCGAAATCCGCGCATATCTGGAACAGCATAAGCCCGAGGAAGCGCGGCGGAAACGGCTGTTTGCGTATTACGACGGCAATCACGAGATCTGCCACCGCAATTTCGACGATCCGACGAAGCCAAATAATCGCGTAAGTCACGGATATCCAAAGATGATCGCGAATATGTACGCGGGCTATCTGCTCGGCGAGCCGGTATCATATACCGCCGGTCTGGGCGGCGAAGCGCTGGAAGAAAACCTGCGCGAGGATTACGAATACAACGACGAGCAGGCGGAAAACAGTCAGCTCGCGCTTGATCTGGCGATCTGCGGCGTGGGCACGGAAATCCTGTACATCGATGAGGACGGGCGCGTGCGGTTCAAGCGCGTCGACCCCGTCGGCTGTATCGCAATCTGGGACAACACGATCGAAGAGACGCTGACCGCGCTGATCCGGTATTACGACGTGTACAACGTGACCAGCAGACAGACCACACGCATGGTCGAGGTGTACGACGCATACAGCAAGCGCGTGTACAAGACCGATCTGTCCGGACTGGGCTTGGAGCTGATGGAGGAAACGCCGCATTATTTCGGCGACGTACCGGCAGTCGCATTCAAGAACAATTCACGCGTAACCGGCGATTTCGAGGGCGAAATCAGCCTGATCGACGGCTATGACCTGATGCAGTCTGACGCGCTGAACGACGACGAGTATTTCTCGGACGCATATCTGATGCTGCGGGGAATGATGGGCACGGACGAAACCGACGTCGCCGAGATGAAGCGGAATCGCGTGATGCTGCTTCCGAACGACGGCGATGCGCAATGGCTGATCAAACAGGCAAACGACACTGCCGCAGAGAACATCAAAACGCGGCTCGATCGCGATATCCACCGATTCTCCGGCGTGCCGGATATGTCAGATGAGAACTTCGCCGGCAATGCCAGCGGCGTGGCAATCCGATATAAGCTGCTGGCGTTTGAGAATATCGCCAAGGCAAAGGAACGCGAATTCAAGCGCGGACTTCAGCGGCGAATCGAGCTGATGTGCAATATCTGGCGGATTGTCGGGCGCGGCGATTTCGACTGGCGCGATGTGACGATCACATTTAAGCGCGCACTGCCCCAGAATCTGCTGGAAGCGGCGCAGGCAATGAGCACGCTCGGCAGCGTCATCAGCGATGAGACGAAGCGCAGTATGCTCCCGATCGAAATCGACGAGGATGTGGAGAAGGAGCGCCTGCAGCAGCAGCGCGAAGCGGGCATGAGCCTGTTTATGCCGGATGGTGGGACTGAATGAGCGATTACTGGCTGAAACGGGCGCTCGCGGATGAAGCGCGCGCGCACCAGCTTGCAAAACAGACCACCGCCGAGCTGAAGAAGGTTTATC